TTTAAAGCTCCATTTATTTGATTTTGTTCTTGTGGATTGCCATAACTATATCCATTATATGCGACTAATGATTGAAGTGGTGTAATAAATACCCCCGCCCCCGCACCTCCTCCGCCTACCCCCCCATGTGGCACTTTATGGGGGTCGCTAATAGGAATGGAGGTCCCAAATCCTCCACCTCCACCCCAGTAATATTTATCATGTATATTATCATTAATAAATTCAATTGAATTTATGAGCAGTGATAGGTCCCTGATTGGTGATTCTTTAACACTAGAGTTAATAGTGCCCCCGTTTCCTCCAATATAAGAAGTAATTTTATGTTGATTATCCTGATAATTTACCACACCATTAACAAGACAAGTTCCGCCAATACCCCCGATTCCTTCATTGCCCCCCGCCCCCACCCCTCCGTGTGCAATTAATCCGAATGCTGTGCTTTCGGTGCCTGAATTTCCACCTGATCCACCTGAACCATCTGATCCACCTGAACCATCTGATCCACCTGAACCACCTGAACCACCAGAACCACCAGAACCACCAGAACCACCAGAACCAACTGTAATTTCATAGATTTTATTTAATTGTACATCAAAGTCTTTATATAATATAGTACCTCCTCCTCCGCCCCCACCTGTATAGTCGTTTCCTCCATTTCCACCACCGCCACCACCAACTATTAAAACATCAATGTTTGTACCTATTTGAAATTCTAAATTATATGTAGTTGATGATGAGCCCTTGTCATTATCATGTGTTAAAATAATATATTCGTAATATGTATTATTATCCCCATTTTGTGGATCATATAAAATATTTGACCTATAATAACCCGTATCATCAACAATATCATTATTAACTTTAGGACTATGAATAAAATTAATATCAAGATTATTAAATTTGGTAAATGGTATTTTTGGTATTCTTTCAATATCAATTTCGCCACTAGTTATTCTTTCTGCATTAATATTTAATATATCATTATGTGTACTTTTAACATAATTAGAAATATTTGAATCAAGTTCGTTAATATTATCATTAATCGCGCTGATATTAGCATTTATATATATATTACAATCATTAATATACTCAAATATATTATTACTTGTAATATCAATAAAATTTGAAAAATTTTCAATTTTATTATCCAAAATATTTGAGTGGATATATATATTTTCCGTTACTGTAAGTTGTAATTGATTAAGGTCATAATTTAATTCCCATTTATCATCAATCCAATTATATTGTAATATACCCGGTGTAACTGGAGTGACTTCATCTTCGAGTGATGGTATCGAAAATTTTGAGATTGGTATATTTGGTATTAAGTCTAAATTAAATATACCAGTATCATTAATAAAATTATTATTAATATTCGAAGTATGTATAAATGAAATATTTAACTCCTCTCTGAATATAGTATTTTTAACAGTATCAATGATATCATAATAAATATTCGAAATATTAGTATAATCGGATTTATTTTTATAAAATAAATTATCAGCAAATATATCTCCGTTAATTAATAATGTATTGCTACTATCATTTATTAATGGTTCGGTGCCAATACCTAAATTAACCTTAAATGTATCGCCGTGCGCTTTTTCATCATTGATAATTATAGATAATGCAGTTGTATCACCGTCTATACCATAAATTTTAGTATTTCCAAATATATTTAACATATAATCATTAGTTTTAATAATATCATTAAAATATCTAGGATAATTATATAAATATACCCCGTCTGCACTATCACTAATAGATGTATTAATATTTTGGTTATTATGAGGAACCCCTAAAGATATTTTATGATTTTTATTTGTGGATTTTCTAGCAAGATTATGAGAATATGTTCTAATATATGGTTTATATTTGTAACCGCGATAATTAACATAACTTTTTTGATTTAAATTTAAGATAGGTCTTAGTTGTGTTAAAAGATCATCGTCTGTAATTATTATTTCATCTGGAGGAGTGCTATTATCATCTAAAACCTCATTAAACGCTTCAATAATTTGAGTGTGATAAGGATCGGCGATTTTAAATGATGGCATATCAGGAGTGTCATCTTTTTCCCATTTAGTTCCAAAAGAATTATCTGAAAAAGTTGGTTCAATAACACCTTTAGTGTCAATACATATATTATAATTTTCCCCAAAAGAAAGTATATTATATTCACCTGTAATATGTTCTATTATATGTTTTGAATTTTTTGTATTAAAACGATCGTCAAATAAAACATCAATATTATCATAATAATTAATTTGAAATACATCGTTTTGTATAACTTGGGTTTTAGTACTTTCTGGAAAAAAATCAAAACTTTTTTGTGAAATAGTTTGTTGATAAAATATTTCCTTTATTTGACTAGATTTTAAATTTAATGATGGGGAATTTCCGTATACAGTTATAGCAGGTTTTATATTAGTATCAATGTGTGTATCGATAGAAATTATACTATTATAGTATAATTCTTGATAATTGAATTTATTTTCTGTATCAAATAATAATAAATTACTAGTTAATACAGTATCGCCAATATCAGTAATTAATTTAATGCATGTATTATCAAATGATAATAAATTATCATTATTTGATATTGTATCAACTTTTAATTTTGAAATTATAAATTCATTATCATCATTGAAGTTTATACCACCAATATTATCTAGATATGACTGATTAAAATTGATATAATTATTTGACATTGAACTTGAAATAGTATTTAATTCAATGCTGTCAGCAGATATGGTTCTATTTGGGGCATAAATAGAATATTTTGATATTTCGTTATATGTATCATTATCATATATTAATGACCCATAATTATCAATATTCAACATTGATTGTTCATTATATGTTAAATTTATAAAATCTGGTTTTTGAATAATATTTGATGTATAATCTGTTACAGTTTGACCTTTCTCTATATTTATAACGGTGTTAAGATATATAATGGGTAAATGTATATTAAATAATGGTGTAATTTTTTCTTCAGGTATATAATAATAATATTCATCCTCCACTATATATTCGTTGCAATATATATCTCCAATATCTAATGAATCCAATTGGGCTTGTGTAAGTGAATATATATTATTATCATTATCTTTGAGTAAACTAATAAAATGTTCTAATTTATTAGTTGCAATTCGCGTATTTAAATTTTTAGAAGTTTCCATATTATGTAGATTTGAAGTGTAATCAAGATATGATTGTCCCCAATCATCAAAGTCGACTGACATTGATTGCTTTTTCCACCACAACCCAGATGCTCGAATTTCAATATGTCTTATAGAAGTAAATGATTGAAAATAGTCACCTGCTCCTCCTGCTAAAATATCTATCAGCTTTTCGCGGGTCAGATTTTTCGGCGCCCCACCAGTGTAGTCCTCTGGGATGTGCATATATAAATGTTTGCTACTTTGAAAAGTCGTAGGCCATGTATCGGATGTTACGGTGGGGTAATTATCCGCTTGCAGCCTCACGGCGAGTGTTATATCTTCTAGTTTGAGGTCTTTAGAAGCACCGTTATAATATATTGTATTAGGATATAATATATTATATGATATGGTAGTTTTAATGTCGTTCGTCCATCTAAAGGTGTTAAAATTATATTCGATTTGGTCAGTATTATGTTGTAAATTATTGGTATTGTATAGTAAATTATATGTCCCTTTTATAAATAGGTTATAATCAGTGTTTTCGGATACCTCAGGTGTTAGATTATTATTAGCCTCTAATTTTAACTTAGTATAATCAAAGTCCAATTTATCATTTATATATTGGGAATGTAAGAAGAAATAATACTCGTTATCATATTGATAATACATTTTATTATTATCTAGTATTAATCTAGATGGTCTATAATAACATTCATTAAAAAGTATATAATCATTTATTTTTAAGTCATTTATTTCAAATGTAGACCATACATCATCCACAAATTCTATAGTATCAGGTGGAACCGAATATGTTATAGTCATATTTGAATTGAGTTTATCGTTATTTATTATATTATGAGTAACATCATAATTAAGTTTTTCCCATGTAGTGTGTTGCGCTTTAACCGAGGCAAATTTAAACATATAATTATTAATATAATTATATGTTTTGTTATCATTATCCTTGATATTTTCTTCTTTGTATGGAAAAATATTAAAAAATTGTTTTTCTGTGTTATTTTTTTCCCATAGATAATTATTACTCGTTTCATATTCAATATTTAAATTCAATAATGTTTTATCAACATTAACATTATGGGCATTAGTATCGTCTAAATTAATACGAACATCATTTCTGTTAATATCTAAAATACCTAAATTGTTATTATTATTTTGTCCAATTGTGATATTTGCATATTTATCTATTTTTAACGCATCAGAATAATAATGGCCTTTAAATGATAAATAATCAGTATGTAAATTATAGTTTGAATTATCAATATTTATATACGAATTAATGTTGTTATTATCACAATTACCCATATTAATATAACCATAGTTATCGATTTTTAAAATAGTTTCATCATTTTTATTAATTTCAAGTAAATTTAAGCTGTTATTCGAATTATTAGTATTAATTTTAAGAGATGTATCATGAATGCCATTTAAGGTGTCCCCTAATGATATTGTAGTAAAATTATTAGCTATCATGTGAAGTCCTTCAATAGTAACTACACCCGCCCCAGGCGTAGGAGATATCTTATCAACATAAATTTGCCTAACGTTTAATGTATTTTCAATATTAATATTAGATGAATCAATTGTAATAATATTAGAACCATTTGATGTATTAAGTATATTAAATACATTATCATTTATATTAAAATTATAATTATAATTTGAAAAATTAATATTACGATTATTTTTATCAATGAATAGTATTGTATCATCATTATTATTAATACTATATGTGTCATTAATATTATTAATAATATTATTATTAATAATAATATTATTATCATCAATATCAATCAAAGCAACATTGTTGTTATATTTAACGAATTGTATATGTGAATTTATTAGTCCAAATCTATATTCATTGTCAAAATTGATTGTAATATTACTATTGGTGTTATCAAAATTACTATTAATAAGTGTAATTAAATCAGGATCTTGGCTAAAATTATTTAAAATAATCTTATTTGTAATGCTATCACCGGAACCGATAGATTGAAACCCACTGTTTCCCCCAATACTAATAGATGCATTATTTGCAATAGGCATTAAAATTAATTTATCTTATTTTTTAAATATATTTATTTTTTATATATTACCACTTAAAAGAAATTATAATATAATATTATAATAGAATTATGGAAAACATATCAAATTTAGAATTAGAAATTAAAAGTATAAATAGTATAAAAAATGTATTATTTATTGACTATTTAAAAAAATCAGACAATTCAATTTTACAAGAAAGAATTGAATTAAATGAAGAACTATATTGTAATTTGTATGATACATTTTTAAAAGACTTGCCTGTATTTATATCAGATAAACATAAACAAATATTAAAGCATTTAAATTTTGTTAAAATAAATAAAGATAAAAGTAAAAATATTTTATATTTAGAACAACATTTTTCAATTAATGAAAATGCTTTGAAATTTTTAAAATATATTAGAACACGTCGAGAATATATATTATCTGAAAAAAAAAAATGGACTATAAAAAAATGATTTACTTATATAAATTATAGTTAATATAAAATGTCAAATTATAAAAAATATTTAGAATATTCTTGGAAATACGCAAAGTTATATAAAATATATGAATCTGAAGTAGAACTTTATAATAATATAAGAGAGTCAAAAATCAAAGAATATAGAAATAAATATATTGAATTAAGATACACATATCAACAATCAAATAGTATGTCGTATAATATTGTTCATAAATCAGTTACATTAAAAAAGCAATATGTATATATGAACGAAGCAAAAAAAAATTATGAAAATATAGAATTAATTTATAATAAATTATATGATTTAGTGAACTCAGTTTGTGATAAATCGCATCATGATATTCATAGTATATAATTCTTGACTAAGTAATTTAAATGCATACGGAATTCTAATTTGTGCAATATCTATATTTGAACAATTATTACATTTAAATATATTTTTTTCAGGATTAACATTTGCATTAATTCCACAGTTTTTGCATATAAATATTCTGTAATTATCTGATACGTCTAACATTCTTTCCTTAAGAAATCCACTCATACCATGAGATAGCAGAGCATCTCTTTCCATCTCTCCCAATCTTAATCCACCATTTCGCGCTCTACCCTCAGAAGGTTGTCTTGTTAACATCACAATTGGTCCATTTGAGCCTCTGCTGTGTAATTTATCTGAAACCATATGTTTAAGTCTTTGATAATATGTGGGTCCTATAAATATTTCAGTTTTAATTTGTTCGCCTGTTCTGCCATTATATAATATTTCATTTCCATATTTTTCCATACCAGATTGTTCTAATATTGATGCGATGCTTTCAACGCTGCAACTAGTAAATGGCGTAGCATCTCCATAACTTCCAATATGACAAGCTGCTTTACCCATAATACATTCCATTAATTGCGCCATAGTCATTCTAGAAGGGATAGCATGTGGGTTCATGATAATATCAGGTGTTATCCCATCTTTTGTAAACGGCATATCTTCGTTATTATAAATCATTCCAATAGTACCTTTTTGAGCACTGCGACTAGCTAATTTATCTCCAATTTCTGGCTTTCTGTTATTTCTAATACGAACTTTGCAAAAATTATATCCATCGCAATTAATATTATTATAATTTAAATCAATATATCCTTCGTCGCTTGCCTTCATGCATGTACTACTGTCTTGATATATTTTTACAACCCCTTGTTTTTTGGGCATAACCTTACCGATTATAATATCATTACCGTCAACATATGTATTTTTGGGAACAAAACCATTTTCTGCTAATTTGTCATAAGAAAATGTTTTTTGATTAACACAATTTTCAGGTTTTGTAAATATTTCTTCTTCGCCGGAACTATGATTTTTTGTACATTGATCTCTAAATGCTTTATAATATGTGCTTGTAAATAGTCCCCTATCTAAAGATGCTTTATTAAGCATAACACTATCTTCTTGATTAAACCCGGTATGTGTCATAATAGCAACAATAGCATTAGTACCAGAAGGTAATTCGTTACTATGTGTATATTTAGATAATTTTGTAAACACTAATGGTTTTTGAGAATAATTCAATATATTACCCATAGTGTCAACTCTATTATTAAAATTACTCATATAAATACCCAATGCTTGTTTGCCCATTGCACAATTACTAACTGCAAATCCATTACCTCCAATAAAACTATGATTATCACTTTCAACAGTAATATCAGATATTTTTCTATTTTTAGTTAAATATTTGTTATTATATGGAATAAAACATATATCATTTTCGATATATATATCATTTGTCCATTCCTGTAAATCATTATATGTTCTATGAATTTTATAATGATTGTAATGTTTAGAAAATATTTGATAATTATAAAATTCATTTATAACAAATAATTCATTTAATAATTTGTGATTATAATTAATATTATAATAATTTAAATAATAACTTAATAATTCTTTTTTATTTGTATCAACATAATATTTGAAATAATAATCATTAATTTTATTTTGTTGTTTATTTATTAGATAATCAATAATAAGTACAGGTTCGTAAATATTATGTTCAAAACTATTAGTTAATAAATTTTTATTAGATTCTACATTTAAATATGATGATAGAAACTCTCTTTTAATATTATCACTACATTTAGTTAACCATGTAATATCATTGCATAATTTTTTCATAAAAATTACAAAATTTACATCTTTTATATCATATTTATCAAATCCAATATATTTAACATCTTTAACAAATTGAGATTTGTCAATTTCATTTGTAAAATTAAGTTCATTAACATAGTAATAACCACATAATCTCGCAATAACTAGTATGTTATTATGATTACTATATAATGGAATAATTTTTTTATTATTTAAACAAGTATTTCTAATATTATTATCGTCAAATAATAAGTTATAAGTACTGTCATATTCTAACTTATTATTTTTTGTTTTTGTGTAAATACCGATAAATGTATTGCTATCAAATTCTTTAACTTCACGCCAACCACTATTAGTAATAAATTTATGGTCATATGTTGCTGTAATAATTCTACCCGAAATTAAATTGATTTTATAAACTATTTTTGATGTAATTCTATTATAATGATTTATGACTTTTGTATGTTCGAAAATTTTAGTATCAGGGTTAAAGCATACAACATCGTCGCCAATTATAATATTTTTTATTTTTTTATATGTACCATTACTCATTAATACAGTTTCGTTTTCATTAAGACATTGGTAACAATTTCTAGGAGATTGATTATGATCACTGAATGGAATATTAACTCCAAGAATACCATTAATAACACTTGGGTGAATTTCACAATGCGTATATAATGGTGGGCACGCCGTACCTTTGATGCCTTTTTGTAATTCTTGATAATTAATGGCAATCATTGAATTATTTAATTCGTCAGAATCTAAATATTCAATAAACCCTTCTTCGTACTCATTGTGTTTAAATTCAAGTTCCTTATTATAACCAGAGCATGGAGCAATAAATGTGTCAAAACTTTTATTCTTACTAAATTCATTCCATGTAATATTCATTTTTTTAAGAATTTTAATAATTCGCAATTCTTTATTTCCAGTTTTTTTATCACTATCAACAATAAGTAACGGTCTAAACATTCTACCAGCTTCCGTGCTTAATTGAATAATACGACCTTTAATATTCCAAACAATTGAAGTCATTGGATAAATAATACCAGACCGTTTATAATTTTTTAATTTATTATATAAATATACGGGGTCTTCGTGATATCCACAAATATACCCATTTATTTGTACGATAACAGTATCATTGCTTCCTAAATTTTTTAAATAATTAATATCGTCATAATTAGTTTCAATTGTTTTCACATCTAAATCTGATAATAGTTCTCTAATAAGTTTACTATTCATTAGTAGCGAAATATTAGTAGTTAATGCCATATTTTTGACAAGACCAACAGATGCACCTTCAGGTGTTTCGGCTGGACATATCAATCCAAATTGAGAAGCGTCTAATTTGCGAGGTTGAACTAACTTACCATTTTTTTCCATAGATGTATTAATTCGTCTTAAATGTGATAATGTACTCGCATATGACATTCTATTTAAAACTTGCGAAACACCTTGTTTAATATTTTGAAATGTTCCAATACTTTTAATACCCCAATTTCCTGTAGAAAGTGAATATTTTAACCAAGAATCAAGTAACGATTGTTTAAAATAACGATGGATATTAGTATTCGTGATAATATCACATGTAGAAATATTTCCACTATTTACTCTCCATAAACCTAATTCTCGTTCAATTAATCCTTTTATTTCTTTTGTCATTTTGCTATAACACTGTCTAAATAAATTACTCATCAATATACCAGGACTATCAATTCTTTTATTAATGTAAGAATCTCGATTATCATAATTATCTAATTTTAAATGAATTCTAATAATTTTGCGAATCATATACCCAAGATAAATTGCTTTACTTTTGTAATTTTTACCTACATGTGGTAAGAAATCATTTGTGATATAAGTATTTAATAACTCAGTGCATTCTGAATAACTACTTTTGTATCCACCCGTCATTACACGAATCATGACAGTTTCTGCTTGTTCCTTGGTATGAACATCACAAGCATCTTCGCAACACGCCATAAGTTCATCAATTATTCTGCTATTATTAATATCATCAATGTCGTAAACAATATGTTGAATAATTTCTTTATCACTATTTATTCCCAAGATTCTAAACATAATAAAGACTGGAATTTCACTTTTAATAAATGATGTATTAAGTCTTATAATTCTTCCCATGTGATTTATTTTCCCTGTCATATTAAGACTTGTTGTTTTTGGAGGAAGATAACTATTATCACTTGTAGAACGAATTTCTGCATAAATACCGTCTGTATTATTATTTGGTGGAAATATAAGTGTTTTATTTTCATTAATTCTATCTTGTGAAATTAAAACTTTTTCATTACCGTTAACAATAAAATAACCACCGTAATCATATTTGCATTCATTATTATTTTCTTCACCAACACCGTGAACCTGTTGTAATAAACATGCTTTAGATCTTACCATAATAGGGATTTTTCCAATGTAAACATTCTCGACAGTTTTATCAAATTTTTCAATAATCATATCACTATTGATATTTTCAATTATCAAATGAACATCAACATATAAACTACTAGAATATGTTAAATTATTCATTCTTGCGATATGTGGACTCATTATTGTTAACGAACCATCTGCTAAGTGATATGATGGTTTTGTTAGCGAAGGATTAATAACATTCAAACTAATTTTATAATTTTGTAGAGAAATGTCCATTTTACTATTTGAACCAATCTTAATAGGATTAAAACCAGTAATAATATGAGATAATGTTGTATCTAAAAATTTATTATAACTTTCTATTTGATGTTTTACCAATGGATTACATGCTTCATTTGATCCACCTTTATGAAAATATTTATCAAGAATGTCCCAAGAAATATTGTCAATATTTTCAGTAGTCATCAAATATTAATAATAATTGATTATAAATTATATATATTCATTTTTTATTTTTTATATAAAATTATTTATAAATCATTTTGTATTCTACTTCATTATCTATATAAATAATAAAGTTATTTTTGAAATAAAAATTACATAATTTTTTAGTATTTTCTTTATGTTTATCTATATATAAATAAATAGGTAGTATCAAAATTTCTTTACACTTATTAATTATTTTAGTTGCAATACCTTGTCTTCTATATTCAAAACTTGTACATAATTGATTTAATAAATTATCATATATACCAACAAATCCAATAATTTTTTTATTTTCAGTATAAACCACTGCTTTTTCATAATCTTTAAATCTATTTGTTTTAAATGACATATTTATTAAATTGTTACATTGTATTAATTCGTTATTATCCATACAATTAATATATTTTAATGAAATCATTATAAAAAGTAAATATTTTAAAACGCCAATTAATAATGCGTTATATTTATTTTTTAAAGATATGTACTTTTAATAAAAAATGATTTAAATATTATCAAATAATTAAAATACAAATGAGATATTACAATATCCTTATTATAATATTATTTGTATTTGAATATACAAATGCATTTAATAATAATATTTATTCATTTAAAATGAACAATGATAATATTAAAAAATTAAAAGATACTAATAAAAATTATATAGATAGAAATATATATGCGCGATATTTAATTGATAAAAGAAAATCAGAAAAAATTTTTAGAGAACAAACAACAACTTTAACAAGATATATTAATAAAAAAGTAAATAATTCAAACCAGATAGAAAAATTAGAAAACATATCAAATTTCGATAATGAAGAAATAAAAATTAGAAAAATCATTATAGATAATGTTGTATATATAGATGTTAATAATGTTAAAAATATAAAAATATCTACTCAGAAAAATAATATTAAAATAGAATTAGATAGGCTAGAACTTGATAATAAAAAAATATTAAACGAGTTGGACATGGTATCAAAAAATATTAAAGAGTTAGATACAATATTAAATTTACTTGACATATTTTTGACGATATTAAAATAAAAAGTATATAAGAATATATATATATATATATATGATAAGTGGGTTATGTAATAGTTATAATTAAATAAAAATAATTATAACTTAATTTATTATACAAAAACGATTATTTTTATATTAAATATAACTCATAATTTTGAGTAGTTGTCATCGTGCCCGAGTGGTCTAAGGGGACAGACTTAAGATCTGTTGTGCAATGCACGCGTGGGTTCGAAACCCACCGATGACAATTGATATGCTTTATTGTTATATTTATTCATCATTTATTTTTTTATTTAATATAACTCATAATTTTGAGTAGGTCATCGTGCCCGAGTGGTCTAAGGGGGCAGACTCAAGTTCTGCTGTGCTTTTGCGCGCATGGGTTCAAATCCCATCGATGACATAAAATTATTCGTTATATTTTTTTTTTATTTTTTTTACAAGCATAAAAGCATAATAATGGGGTACCTTTATCATTTTTAAGATAATTATATTTATATATATTTGATTTAATTAATTGATTTTTCATTATAAGTGATGATATATTTTTTTTACTATCTGATTTAATTATACTACACATCCGTGTTTTTTCTTTTATTAATTCTGGTATATTAAGACATATTTTTTTTGTCGAAATTTTATTTGGTAATTTCTCTAAAACCCACGAATCCTCATTATTTTTAAAAACAAAATTATAATTTTTAATTGTTTTATTTATAACTTTTTTTTCAAATTTTTTATCTTTATGCGCATTAAATATTTGTCTATATGTTACATATACATTGAATTTTTTATCATATTTAATTTTAGCATATCCATAAGCATTATAAACATAATGATTCTTTATTTGTATCAAACTTTTATTGGGTGATTTTAATAAATTCAAATTCCCTTCCTCTTTTTCTAAATCTGGACTTCCGCCACCAGTACCGCAGATTACTGTTCCTAAATTATTATTTAATAATGCTATATTAAAATTATGAACATCTGCACACAAATATATTGTTTTGTAATTATTCAAATTTTGTATTAACATTTCCATAATATAAGAATTATCCTTATCTTCATATATATCTGCTAATTTATGGTATTTGCTTTTTTTGAATGCTACTAACGGATTATGTGCTACTACAAATAATAATTTAGGATTATATGTTGTAAGCAATTTTTTAATATGTTGAACATATGATAACATTAGTTTTGATGTTGTATTATTTGAATTATCAATATTTTTAAGTTTATATGTATAATTATCAAATAAATTGGTATTAATATATAATATATATACTCCGATATTTAACTCCTTTATTTCAGGTTTGTCTATACATGTTAATAAATGCACATTATTTACATTTAAATTATTTATTGATATATTTTTAATTTCTTCTAATGATGGTGCTGTATAAATAGGAATATTATTTACTATTTTATTGATAATAAATTTTTGTACTTTTAACATACAGTCCTTTTTAATATTTTTATCATTATCATATACTATTTTATCATTCGCTTCATCATGATTTCCTAAAATTATATCATAAAATTTTTTTTTGTTATTTAATAATAATTCATAGCCAGATCTCAAAACATGCAGTGGATAATATTTATATACATATTCATTTTCAACATGAGTTTGAGAATACCAATTATCACCTGCTAATATTATTAATTTTTCATATTCCTTATTAATTTCATTTATTACTATATTACGAAATATAGGTAAATTTATAGCAGCATTATTTGAACAATCTATATGATTCCAACAACCCATAAATATAAAAGAATTTATTATATTATTTTTTTTATTCATAATATAACTATTAATAGATAATTTGCTGTGTGAACTTTTTCTTGTATTTCTTGTTCGCGTCGGCATTGACAAATTTTTTTTTAATCTAAAATGTGATATGTTTTCACTCATATATACTAAAATATAAGAAATATATTTAATTACCTTCTAATATTGATAATCTTGTTAATATTGGATAAAGAGCGTCGCTTATTTTTTGTTCTATATATGATATTAATGATGTATTTGAAGGCAAATCAGTATCAGTATCAATTACTTCTATACTATTTGCTATTATATTACCCATTACAAATAGATTACTTGTAATTGTTACATCGTGATCGATTAAAGCAATATTATTTTGTAATGTAGTTTGAATATTATCAACATAAGAAGTGATATTAGTATTACTTGTTGAAATTACAAGCTGTAATTCATCATCTAATTCATCAACTTTAGTTTCTAAATTATCAACTTTGGTTGTCATTAAAGTATTGCTCGTTGTAATCACATCTTGTAATTCATCATCTAAATTATCAACTTTAGTTTCTAAATCATCAACTTTGGTTGTCATTAAAGTATTACTTGTTGAAATTACAATCTGCAATTCTGTATCTAAATTATCAACTTTGGTTGTCATTAAAGTATTACTTGTTGAAATTACAATCTGCAATTCTGTATCTAAATTATCAACTTTGGTTGTCATTAAAGTATTGCTCGTTGTAATCACATCTTGTAATTCGACATCTAATTCATCAACTTTAGTTTCTAAATCATCAACTTTGGTTGTCATTAAAGTATTGCTCGTTGTAATCACATCTTGTAATTCGACATCTAATTCATCA